TTGCAGCAACAATCTCAAAAGATTTCGGGTCAACCTTTTCCGTCAACTCATCAACTATCTTTTGCAGTCTTGATTCTGGGACAGACCCATCTTTAATTCCAGGAGCAAAACCAGAAAACTTAGTGCTTTCTTCTGCTAATCCTGCAACATAATCCCTATATCTTTGTTGCGCTAGGGCATCGGATTCAACTTTCCCAGCAGTTGCTTCTAACTGCTCTATCTGCAATTTTTCTAACTGTTCTTGTCTTGCCGCTTCATCTAACTCTCTTTGCTCTTCAATGGCAGCCTGTCTCAGTGTCAAAGCCTGAGCGGGAGCATACTCTTGAATAGCTTTAGAAAGATTAATCATTCCAGCAGGAGTAGAAGCATCAGCAGTCCTAATAATATCTGACAGCTTTTCAGATTGAGTTCTAACATCAAGATTAAGCATACCACCAACACCCCTACGCATTGCTTCCTGTCTTTGGGGCATTTGCATAGCTAAAGCAGATACTAAAGGAGCTTGAGTCCTAGCCAATCCTGTAAGACTGCCAGTTAACTCCCTACCTCTGAGTATGCCCTCTGTCAGCATACGCTGTTGACGCTGTGCAGGAGTCTCAATAATGTCACTAAGTAAAGATTGTATGTTGATAGCCATTGCTCTTTCCTAAATTAAGAGGGCAAACCCATTTGAGCCATATATTCATCGTAAGACAAATCGCCCGTTATTGCGCCTTTAGCAATATTGCCAAGTATATCTTTTGCGTAATCTTCATAGCTCATACCATCAGAGGTTGTTGTTCCAGAAGATTGGCCTGACCTTTCCGCCCTCAACAAGTCAAACAAACCTTGATACTGCTGCTGTCTTAGAGCGTTTCTAAGAGCCTCAAATCCCAACTGGGACTCTATAGCAGATTCAGCAACACCAGCCCCCAGACCTAATCCAGTGGCCTGTAGTGTGGATGCTAGACGCGCAGCCTCTAACTGTGGCGTAAGCGTTCTTAAAAGCTCTTGTTGTGGTGTGTAAGCAGTTGGAATAGCCTGTAGGCCAAGCTCACCAGCAAGCCCTAAGCGGCCTCTAAGTTCCTGTAGACCCTGTAGAGTCTGTTGAGACTGTAATGCTTGTTCTGCCCTAGCCTGTTCCATAGCGGATACAGCAGACCTGGCACGTTGCTCTTCTATAGCTTTATTCAGAGCTAATTGCTCAGGAGTGCCACCAAACATAGAGGTGCGAACACCGCCCCTACCCTGACCAAATAGCCTTTCTTCTAACTGAAGTCTAGCTCTTTCTCTTTCGGGAGCTTGTGTCGCCTCTAATCTTTGAAATATATCCGCTTCCCTGGTAGCCCTTTGTGCAGGGTCTTGGGTTAACATTCCAATCAAAGCAGTTTGTTCTGCCTCTCTTTGAGCAGGGTCAGATAAGAAATCAAAAGCCTGTTGACCAAACCCAGTCAAAGACCTTTGCAATGCAGCTTCTTCGGGAGTTACTTGAGCTTGCATACCCCTGGGGCCAAACGCAGCCGTAGCCCCTGTCGGAGAGGTTACGGTAAAAGGTTTAAACTGCATTTGCCTTTCTATTTCACCTAACAAACCACCTTCAGCGGTAGGTAATTCAGGCTGACCACCAAAGAATATGTTAGCTTCCTTACGAGCTTGCTCTATGTCCTTAATGCCGCGCTCAGTTAAAATACCTTGGCCTATAGCCCCTATTAATCCGGCTGTAGGACTGTTAAGAAAACCGCCTATTGCGCTGTTTACGTCTTCCATCCATTCAGGATGATACCAAGCGTGTGCCATTAGTAAGTCCCTCCATCAATAGTGCCACTAAATGTTCCTGACACTGTGAGGTTTACAGCGGTAGCAGTCCCTGTTAAAGCAGGGCTGGCCAAATCGGCTTTTGTAGCTACCGCAGTTGCTATGTTATCAAATTCGGTGTTCACTTCAGTTCCCTTCACCACCTTGGCGGGATTACCTGACACCAGGGCATCCTTGGCGGCAAAGTTAGTTGTCTTCGTATAATCAGTCATTAGACAATCCTTCCAAGTAGTGCATGAATGTTTAATCGTTGAATAGCAATGGACTTACCATTCACCGTGGTTTCCACCCCAACAGATACAACGGAACCAGAGCCAGAAGCATTAATCTTTTGTCGGTTAATAAGACTCAGAGAACTAGAATACTCAGCCTCTGTGTTGTATTCGGAGATGTTATATTGAGCAGCATTGTTAGCAGGTAGGGTATAAGCCTGCTTCTTGTAGTTATTGGTATAGTCATAGGCCCAGTTAAGTACAACCGTGGCCTCGGCTCCATCAAAGGTAGTTAGGTTAACCTTCTTAAGAAACTTCAAAATAGAACTATCCCCAAACGAGAGGGGATGGGAGAAGTAACTCAGTTGATAGGATGTGTTGTTGTCATCATATCCATCATACTTAGCAATTCCTGCGGAGTTACCCATATAAATAGTATCGTCCACAAGATTGGTAAAACACAGCGGTGACATATGGCTCCAGGTAGTCGCCCTGTAAGACCCATCCTGAAGTGGGAATCGGGTATCAAAGACGTAAACAATCTTAACCTCTGGAAGGTTAACAAGCACAAATGCCTCTTTAGGAGAGTAGTGCATAGAGATATTCCCAGTCTCAGCAGAGACTAGAGTTTTAATATCATTGTTAACATTCTTGGAAATATCCCCAATCGGAGAGGACTTCTCCTGAATAGTTCTAGCCAGACTTCTAACCCCAGAACGGTCTACGAAAATCAAGTCTTTACCAGTGGAGACAACCGCATCCCTTGAGGCACAGCCTATATTGGATATGGTATCTGCCAAACTCATAGTAGAAGGAGAGTCTGGGCCTTCGTAAATAAGGATGGAGTCCTTGCCAAATATAACTAGGAAACCATTATGAGAGGCTAGTGAGACAATCTCATCATAACCATTGGGCCATACCTTAGATACGTCTATTGACCCAGATGAGCCTCCTGTCCACCCTGTACCATCCAGAAGGTCGCTCCAGTAGATAGTTGACTTGTCTGACGCGAAATCAGCAACCCACAACCTACCAAAACCCGCTAGAACCTCATTCCCCTGCGGGGGAGTCCCAGCGGAACCGGAATGAGCAGACATCTTCTGCACAGCACCTGCGGCGTTAGAGTAGACAAGAGGCTCATGTCCTCTTTGGAAGAAGTAAGCCTTGTCATTGAAGTTTACTATCTTCCAGTTATCATCGGATATTGTGTAAGAGGCCGGGGTTGCATCTACTAAGGTAGTATCCCCAGAGAATATAAGGCTATTCCCAACAGAGAATATGACCTCATTTCCACCCGAATCTCTGAACTGATGTACCGCCTCTATCCCATCGGAACTCCCCAATACTGAGGCTCCGTTGGTAGACACCATCTCATATCCCTTGCGCGCTGCTACACGCCCTTCCTTGTCAATGATGCAGTTATCAGCAACAAGCGCATAACCATCTTCAAGAGTTACTGAAGACTCCTGAGTGTTAAGTCCAAAGAAACCCGGTGCGGCAATACTTGCTGATTGTAATGGTTTAGCCATCTATACGACCCATTCTAATTCTTCAGTGTGCCGTTGAGCATCTTGAGCAATTGCATCGTTTAATACTCGTTGCGCGGTAGCATATGCAGATGCTGAAGACATTCCACCGTCTTCTCCACGTTCTTCAACAGCCTTAGCGTAGGCTAAGAGTTGCACAGGTGGAGCAGGAACATACAATGAATCAGTGTCTGCAGTCATCTCAGCAGTTCTTAAGACGCAGTTGACACGAATTGTATATGCTTTGTCAGGAATAGGATAGATGTCGATTTGACTGTCATCATCCAAAGACAAACCATTGAAGGCATAATACATAGGTGAGCCTGTGACTTGGTCTGTCAATAAGAACTTTTCATTCATCCATTGGGATGACTTAGGTTGCATAAAGACGTTGTCAGTGTCGTTAATTACATCAAGAATTGTAATACGGTTACCAGAGCCATTCAACTCGTAACTAAAGACATCTGCAGTTGTGTTTGTACTTAAGGTAACACGCAAGCCAGACCAATTGTGTGAGTCTTCTACTTCTCGTTTAGCGTCATTAATCAACCTTGTCATAAGACGTGCATAGTCAGTGTCCGTAAGAGAGTTAACCTCTGCTTCACGAAGCCTATGCATAATCCTATTTGTAAGATTAAGCATTGTGACCGGAGTATCAGCCATTATAAATCCTCAAGCA